ACGTAGGTGCAGGCCACCACCCTGGATGGCTGGCGATCGGCAGTCCCGGGACCCCACATCCCGCCCACGCCGCGGTACTTCATGAGCAGCGGAGAGGTCGCCTGAATCTCGAACGTGAAGCCTCGGCCCACCAGCTTCTCCGGCTCCATGTAGTGGACGCTCTGAGCGCAGAAGGTGTAGACGTACACGTCGCCGTCCACTGTGCGGGCCTCGGAGAAGTCGGATCCGTCCCATGACCGCTTCCAGAAGAAGTTGGTGTTGTCGGGGCGGACCTGGTTCCAGGCGTCCTCGTCGCCGCCGAGCCCGTAGAAGGTCCAGCCCGTGATGAGGGACTCGATGTGGGTCCACACCTGGTGGATCCGCTTGCCGCTCTGGATGTCGTCGCCGGGCTCGTTGAACAGCATGTGCGAGTGCCGGATGATGACCTTCTTGGCGATAGTGTCGCCGTCGTCGTCCGCGCCGAAATCGGTTGGGTCCCAGTCGCCGCTCTCCGATTCGTCTTGGTACTTGGCCAAGGCGAGCTCGAGCTCGCACGGCTTGATCTGCCGGCGGATCTTGCCGTCGCACGAAGCGACGTAGAGCTCGTTCCCGGCGGCGCCCGCGCCCGAGCTGCCGCCGTACAGGACGGACGAGTCTTTCCGGCGACGGAAGTCGAAGCTCCAGTCTGGCTGGAGTTCCTGGCCGTTCATCGACGGCTCGAACTCCCCGATGTACCCGACGTAGATGATGGTCCCCGGGCTGATCCCTGTCTTCGGCTCCCATTCGACCGTGCCGGTGGTCGGAACCCGAAAGAACAGGTAGACCTTGTTGAGCTTGTCGTAGGCGGCGAAGCCGTTCTCGAAGCTCTGGCGGTCCTTGCAATACTCCTCCTCGAACTTCAGCCGGAGGTCGTCGAGGACGTACCGGAAGGCGCCGTCGTAGATCCAGAACCCGTCGCGCGCAGCGAACCAGAGCCGGTTGTGGATCTCCTTGATCGAGTGGTGCGCGATACACCCGACGTTCGAGTCGAGGCGCTCCATGACGAAGTCGTCCTGGCCGGCGCCGAACTGGCGGACCATGTAGCTGTTGTCCTGGCAGAAGACGATCAGCTCGTTGCGGGCGCGGTGAATCCCGGTGATCGTCTCTTTCCCGAGGGTGTCGCGGAACTGGGCCTTCCCGACGTACTGCGGCCAGCCGGGCCTCGAATACCAGAGCCGGTAGGGGAACTCCGGGCTGCTCGCGTACCACATCCGGCCCGCCCAGGGATGGATATAACGGATCCCGGTGGGGGGGATGTTGTTGCGGAAGTCGTTGGGACCGAGGAGGGAGAGCCGCGAAGTGTTCACGTTCTCGGAGACCGCGGTGACCCCGTAGGGGGCCTCCCACGCCATCCGGTACTCGCCCCCGTTCATGGAGGCGTAACCGCGGACGTGCGTCACTCTCCTCTCGGCGTTGGGATCGTGGAGATTGGACCAGGCACGGCCCTCTCCGGTCAGCGTCCCCACGTCCACGAAGTTCGAGGGGTTCGACTCAGCCATGACCCGCTCGCCCTCTTTGTGCAGGAGGGTGACGTAGGCCAGGCAGTCCCCGCTCGAGCCGCCGGAGCCGGAGCCTGGGACGACCGCGATGGGCACCGAGGGAGGCTTGATACCGGCGAGGAGCCACGCGCCGTTGCTGGAGAGTCGGACGAGCGGGCGAGTGAAAGATCCGCCGAGATAGATGTCTCCACGGAAGTTCTCAAAGACCGGCCGGTTTCCAGTCCGGTAGACGCCCTGGGCGGCGAGCTCTGCGTTCCCAATCCCGGAGCCGACAGTCTGACCAACCAGGGCCAGGTTGCTGCCGCCGGAGGTGTACTCCTGGACGTAGGCGAGAGCCACCTTAGAACTCCTCGTCGTTGAGCACGATGTCTTCTGGCATGATGACCAGGGCCTCTGTTCCTACCGTTGGACCCACTTCCAGCGGGATGGTGTTGTACCAAACCGCCTGATAGGTGGGCCCGTCTACGATACTGAGGTTGGTGAGCTTCATGATGGCAGCCTTGGAGTTCATGTCCGGGGCCCCGGTGGGCAGGCCGCCGATTGAGATTTCGGTCCAGACGCCACCCACATACACCGCGTCCCCGACCGGGAGAGCCCAGTCCACGGTGCCCTCGAAGTCCTGGAAAAAATTGAGGAGGTTGGGGAGGTCGGTCCAGTTGGCATCGCTGACCCTTTGAGTGACGTAGTAGTTCTTCGGCACGGTGCTAATGACGAACAGCTTCCCGAGGTGGGTGAAGAAGGAGAAGGCCCCATAGAGATCGGGGCGAAGCGGCTGGCCCACGACGAACTCAAAGTAGGTGAATGCGGCACCGTCGAACTTGTAGATGCGGTTGCCGGTCCAGGTGGGAATGGCCCCGTCCCGCAGCCCCGTGCAGGCGATGTAGACGGCCCCACCGAAGCCGATCATGTCCGTGACCTGGAGGACATCCGGCGGGGCAATCGTCGTCCAAGTCCCGCCAGGGGCGTCGAGGAAACGAACGGTGCTCGTGGTCGACTCGCCGGCGAATCCGGTGCCGGGGCTCTCGCGTCCGATGGCGAGCACTCCGATTCCGTTGAAGATCCCCAGCTTCACGAGCTGGTCGCTGCCAAGGTCGACTTCCTCCCGCACCGTCACCCCATCGAAGCTGAAGACCTTGCCGTCGTCGCGGCTGATGTAGAGGTACTCCTGGATGCGCTCCTCGCCGGTCAGGGGATCGTCGGCGCGCCCGAAGACGGTTCGCATGTCCACGGGTCGGACGGTGGACTCAACGTCCGTAACTGAGTCGTAGAGGACCCACAAATCCTGGTAGACCTGGGCCGCAACGGCGAACTCCTGCTCGTCTGTCGGGAGCGTGATCTCCCAGAGGCAGACCACCTCATCCGAGCCGCCCGAGAGTGGCGCCGCGTTCTCGTTCTCCCGGAAGCGCGTCCCCAGAGCCAACAGCCTCTTGCGGTACTTGATGAAGATTTTGGAGAGAGACTTTCTTTCGGCAAAACCGAAAGACCATCTCGCGGGGCCGGCGCCGAGGCCATCGGCGTTGATGTAGCGGCGGAGTTCGTTCTCTTGGAGATTGCTCCCCGCCAGCTCAATCGTCCCGGTCTTGCCGTCGTTGAAGTTCGCCATGAATGCTTCGTCGGGACCGTAGGTCGCGGAGTAGTACCCTTCACCAGGAGGCACCGCCGAGCTCAAGGCACTCGGGCCCATCCAGATGCCCACTCCGACTTCGTTGACCTCGATCATCCCGGTGATGCACCCCGCGCCCTCGGGGGACGTGTGGAGCGAGGGCAGCAGGCCGGGCCGATCGGTCATGCCGGCCGGCGTGAGACGCACGTTCGCCAGGAGGTGGAACTGATCGTCGGGGATCGACGCGGGGTCCGAGGAGCGGTTCATCCCACGGAGCCGCTTGAACTCCCCGCCAGGTCGGAGCTCGAATGGACGGACGCCTTGGTCTGGTGTGCGCCTTGGCATATCAGGCCCTCCCAGGGCCAGCAGAAGCACGGCGACTAGAAGCCTCATTCAATTAGAGCTCCTCGGGATTGAGAACTGCATCTTCCGGGGACACCACCATGGCCTGTACTCCGACCGCGGGGCCCTCCTCGAGCGGGATCGGATTGAAGTACAGCGTCGTCATGGTCGGGCCGCCGTTCCACCCGTCGAGCGCCACAATCGCCTGCTTGTACGCCTCGTTAGCTATCGTGTCGTACCAGAACCCGGCGAGGAGGACGCGGCTTGAGCCGGCGTCGGGGAGGACCCAGTAGAGGGCGCCTTCGAAGTCTCCGCGGGAATTGATCTCCGTTGGGTATTTGACCCAGTTCGTGTCCGTGACGCGATGGTAGACCCACCAATTCAGGCTGTCGAGAAAGACCACGTTGAGAATCCCATTCCTGACAAAGAACAGGCCCAGGTGGTGACCTTCGCTGGGCGGCCCGATTACGGCGGTGAACTCGAAAATGTTGGTGAACGCTCCTGCCGGGAACGGAGCGAAGCCCGGGGCGTTGAATCTGTAGATGCGAGGTCCAAGCCAGCCACCAGGATTGGTGTCTGGGACCGGAGAGGCGATGTAGAGGTGGCCGCCGTTGGGGATGATGTCCGCGACCTGGAGAAGATCCGGGACGGATACGGAGCTCCACGCCTCACCGGGCGCGGGGAGGAAGCGGGCGAGCGTTTGGGTCACGGGAGGGTTCGCTGGAGCGTCGCTTCCGATCGCCAGGACACCGATGCCCTGGGAGACCCCGAGACGAACAACGATATTCGCCCCCATGCTGACTTCTTCCCGTACCGTCACCCCGTCGTAGCTGAAGACCCGTCCGTCGTTCCGTCCGATGTACATGGTCTCTGCGATGAGCTCCTCGCCGGTCAGGGGATCGTCGCTTCGCCCGAAGACCGTGACCGCATCCGAGACGGCGAGTTCCGGGTTTGCTTGGATGTCGGCCACCCAGAGATCCGTATAGAGCTGATAGCCAACGGAAATGGTGTCGTCTTTTTCAGGGAGCTCGACCTCGAACAGACAGGCCCACCGCTCGGTGGCGTTCAGGCCGTGCCTCACCCGATAGCCGAATTGGAGGAGCCGCTTCCTGAACCTGACGAGGGACACGAAGCCGCCCTCGGTCGAGAACGTCTCGAAATTCCCGGTACGGGGGATGGGCGGAAGTACCATGATGTAATCAGTCCCCGTCGGGTCCTTCGGTGGGTCCTGCAGATTCTCGTACCCGTAGCGTCTGAAGTCGGCGCGCTGGTCCTCGCGGCCTTGGTAATCCTCATAGCTGACGGTCCCGACCTTCGATTCGTTGAAGATGGCGAGCTGCATGTTCTCTGGATACACCGTCGAGTCGTAGTGGGCGCCAAGGTAGCCCGGGGCGGCAATCGGGCTGTTCACGTCAGCGGGGCTCGGGGTAATTGCGATGCCCACTCCGGCTTCGTTGACCTCGATCATCCCGGTGATGCACCCCGCGCCCTCGGGGGACGTGTGGAGCGAGGGCAGCAGGCCGGGCCGATCGGTCATGCCGGCCGGCGTGAGACGCACGTTCGCCAGGAGGTGGAACTGATCGTCGGGGATCGACGCGGGGTCCGAGGAGCGGTTCATTCCGCGGAGCCGCCTGAAGTCCCCGCCGGGCCGGAGCTCGAATGGGCGGACGCCTTGGTCTGGTGTGCGCCTCGGCATGTCAGGCCCTCCCAGGGCCAGCAGAAGTGCGACGGCTAGGAGTCTCATTCATCTCTCATCGCCCGAAGAAGGAGGACACTCGCCGGGTCTGCTCCCCCTGGAAGCGGTTCTCCTCTTCCTGCATGAAGCGGAGCCCGGCCTGGTACTCGCCGAGGGAGAACTGCCAGCGGGCGTCCCCCTTCGACTCCCGCGCCTTCATGCGAAGGCCGGGGACCAGGACGAGCTGGTGGTACTTCTCGGGGATCGCCTTGATCGCGTTGACGTTCGCGGTCTCGTCGATGGTGGGCGGATTCGGCTGATACCAGATGACGAGATCGGCGGCCGCGGTCGTGGGGATCTGGATGAGCTGGAGGTAGGTCGTGGGGTCCTGGCCGAACAGGGCGAAGATGCGAGGCGGGCCCGAGTTGGACCCGCCCTCGCGCAGCTCGATGATGAGCGACTCCGGCTTCAGGTCGAGCTTCTCGCCGTCACCCTGCCCCCCGGAGGGGTGATAGACCCCGCCGAAGTTTCCGAGACTGGCGAAGTCGGTGGGGACCGTGGTGTACCCCACGCCGGCAGGGATGGACACGGTGCCGCGCTTCTTCTTCCACGTCCAGTCCCGACGCCACCAGACCTCCGCCTCTACTTCGCGGAGGTACTCGAGGAGCCGTGTCCGCCGAGTGGTGTTGTCGGCTGCGGCCGCGGATATGTTGTCGTCCCGTCCAAGAACCTGGCTGATGATCTCGGTAACGTCCACGGCACCCCTTCCCGATCAGGCAGAAGCCTCGACTCCCGCGGCTTCGCGCTTGACCTTCAGCTTGCTTCGGATGAACGCGATCTGCTCCTCGTCTCCGGTGATGACGGCCTCGAGCTCGCGCTTGCTGAGGCGAACGCCCCAGTCCTCGCACTCCTGGAACAGACTCTTCCCGTCGGTCGCCGGCGGGGCCGCCATGACGTCCGGGACGGGCAGGACCTCCTTGAGCGGCTCCACGGGGCCCTTGTAGCGGCCCTCGAGGACGGCGGCGATGTCGTCCGCCCCGTGGCTCGGCCGGACCGTCTTGCCGCGCCTGGCGAGGTGCTGCATGGCCCAGGCGACGACTTCCGGGTTCTCTCTCTCGGTGACGATCTGGCCCTTCTCCTCCATCTTCCGCTGGCGCTCCATCTCGCCCTGGAGAATCGAGTGGGCCTTCTTGTCCTGGGTCGCATCGTAGTCGGGCAGGATCTCGGCCATCGCCAGCGGAACGTCGTTCACGTCCGACACGATGGCGAAGCCCTGGTTGAAGAGCTCCGGCACGTCGCGGTTCAGATACTCGCAGCACGCGGCCACGTCGAAGATCCGGTGAACCCCTCCGCTCGGAGAGGCGTTCATCACGTCCTCGGCGAGAACGGTGCCGGGGATGAGGTTGCCCTTGGAATCGCGGGCGCTCTCGAACTTGTAGATCGAGCCCGGATGGTCCTTGTCCGCCCTGGCCGTCTCGGTGCGGGGCGGAACCTTGAAGCGGAATCCGCTGAACTTGATCTCCTTCGGCTTGTCGCCGGCCCACACGAAAATCTGAGAATTCACACGGTTCCAGAGCCGCGACTTCTTCACTTTCATCTGGTTATTCCTTGACCTGGGCAGGGGCGACCCGCCCATAGGTTTCGTCGGATCGGGGCGACCGACCCGGGCCCTCCAGGATCGGAATGTGAGAGTCCACATAGAGCTGGGGGGCCTTGCGGCGGATAGGCGCGCGACCTATCGTGCGGCGCTTCTGGTTCTCGGCGTGGAAGTTGAGGAGCTGGTCCCAGTCGGCGTCGGAGACCTCATTCTCGAGCTTCTTCAGAATCCACGGTTCGATCTGCTTCTTGCGGTACTCGACTTCCGCCTCGAATGCCTTCCGGTCGCGCTCCATGCGGTCGTGGTGGGCCTCGATGCGCTTGAGGTACAGCTCGGCGGTGATCGCGTCGAACTGGCGACGGCACCAGTAGTAGGTCGACCAGTCCCAGGGCATGTACACCCCGGGGCCGCCCATCTGGAAGGACACGGTAGACGTGTCCTCGAAGATGGCGTCGAGAAAGTTGGGGGCCGGGTACTCGGCCCCCACGGGCATCGTGACGTGGAAGGGCCGGCGGATGTGGCGCGGGAACGGGTAGTACCTCCCGATCCCGTGGTGCACCACGAGGGTGACCTTGCGCTCGCCGCCGAACTTCCAACGCTGGAGGCGCCAGATCGGAATGACTCCAGGGTCGAAACTCTGGATAGCCCTGGTGACCGCCGAGTCCTTCTCGAACCCGGGGGGTGCCACGCAAGAGTACTTGTCGTCTCCGACCTGGTCGAACATCAAACCTCCTACGAGTCGGTGACGGTGCCGGGGCCCTGCAGCGGGATGCGTCGACCCTCGGCGGTGATCGCGTTGATGTAGCAGACCTGGCTCGCCGCGGACCCGATGACGTACAGGGTCGTGGGGTCGAGCACGAAGCCGCCCCCCGAGTGGTACGGGCCGTACCGCTTCGAGTAGCCCGCGTTGAGCTGGATGAAGGCGTTGGCCCCCACGCTCGAGACGGCGACCGTGCCCAGGTAGACCTGGCCGGTGTTGTTGGGGTCCGCAACGAACTCGATCTCGAAGAAGTCCTTGCGGGTGTAGCTGATGACCGTCGAGACCTTCGCCCGAGCCGTCCCGCCGTCGAACAGTCCGCCCTTGAGTGCCATGTGCGTTTCCTTCCTTCAATGCCCCCGGGCGTCTCTTCCCGCCCGGGGGGCTTGGTTCACGTCATGGGTACTTACTGGAGGGTGGCAGTCACCCCTCCGTTCATGAGCTCGATGATCCAGTTGAATGTGCCGCCAGCGTCGTCTGCCTCCTGGTCGCAAGTCACGCTGAACATGACGGCGTTCGCCTCGTCCACGTTGATGGTGGGCGTGCAAGCCAGGGTCCCGGCGTCCACCGCAGCGGCTTCCGCGGCCTGCATCGTGAGCGTGCAGGCCTCGGTGTCGCCCTGGTTGATGCAAGCGAACATGGCCAGACCAGACACGGCCTGGACGTTGGTTCCGTTCGCCATCGTGGCGACGTACTGAAAGCTGCCCGTCGCGTGGCCCTCGTCGGCAAATGCGAGAAGGACGAGATCCAGCTCCGTCTCGTCGACGAAGGTCTTGGTGTCCTGGTAGCGGTACGACGTGAATCCGCTCTGGATGTGCTGCTCGTTTCCGGCCGAAGTGATAGCGACACCGGTCGAGCTGAGGGCAACCTTGGTTGTTTCGTTCGCCACCTGGAGGGTGACCACGCCGTCTCCGTCGTCGTCATTGTCTCCGTCGATGAGGAATCCGCTGGAGTCGATCTGCGCCCGGGCGATGTCCGTTCCGTCCGAGACTTGCAGTGAGGTGAGGTTCGCGCCAAAGGAGTAGGTGCCAACGTCCGTGGCGGCCGTGGTCGTCAGGCTGGTGGTTCCAGCTCCGATGTTGGCCGCATCGACCAAAGCGACGGTCCCGGTGAGGGCCGGCAGGGTGACAGTCTTGGCCCCGGACGGGGCCGCAGGGACGAGCTCCGTGTAGTTGGTCCCGAGGAGGTCCGTCTCGAAGAAGAGCCTCGCGTCTGCGCCGCCGGTGATGTAGACCTTGCCCTCGTAGGCGGCAGAGCTTCCGAAGATTGCGTTGCATCCGGCAGCCACGCAGTCGAGTTGCACCCCGGACCCGGTGCCTGCCCCAAGCCCAAAGACGGTGAACTTGTTCTGGCTCGCCGAACCGAAAGCCTCGGCAAGACGACTCACGTTGTCCGTATTCAGGGCGTTCGCAAAGAGCGCCTGATTGAGAGCGGCGGTCTTCCGCATCTCGAGGGCTTCGACTCCGAGGATGGTGAAGTTGATCTCGCCGGCGGCCTCCCGGAAGAACCCGGTGGTGGGCTCGAGGGCGAACCCCAGGCCGGGCTCCGTGACGGTTCCGTCGTCGATGAAGAGTTGGGCGCCGGTGCCGACCGTGATGTCTCCGGACGGGGTGAAGGTGCCGCTCGTGATGAGCGGGCCGGGGCCAACGGTGAGTGTAGGTACGGTGAAGGTCTGAACGCCTCCCGGCCCGCCGTACTGAGCAAAGCTCGGTGCGGCGAGAGCGAGGACCAGCGCCAGGCCCAGGACGATGTGCTGATTTCTCATCGGCTTGATTCCTTTCATCGAAAGGGCGGTGGGCCCCGAAGGGCCCACCGGCCTAGGCGACTAGTCGCCGCAGATCGGGTCGTTCAGACCCTCGAGACGCGAGGACGCTCGCGGCATGGTGTTGATCTGGTTTTCCACGCAGCCCACATAGGCCAGGAAGCCGGCCTTGTGTCCGCCCGAGGTGGGGATCATCTTGAGCAGCGCGTCGTCGTCGATCCAGTCCACGTCCATGGACGTGTACCGGCCGAAGACCTCCCAGCAGAGGAAGTAGATGCGCCGGGGCTCGATGTCGAAGTCGACCTCGAGCTTGACGTTGATGCCCGGCGCGAGGATCTGGAGAGAGTCCTCGTCGTAGCCGATGGTGTAGCGGGGGGCGCTTCCGGTCGGGCCGGGGTAGCGCCGCTCGCCCTGGATGAACTCGACGTACTTCCGGGCCTGCCCGGTGTTGGTCAGGGCCTTGGTGATCCGCTTGCTCGTCTCCCGGCGAGGAAGGTCCATCGCCTGGAGCATGAGCTGCTCGGAGAGATCCGTTCCGCCCGCGTCCACGATGAACGCGTTCAGCTCGGGGTAGGTGGCCCGGGCCTGCTCGAAAATCTCGGCGGAATCCGAGGAGTCGCCGACGATCATCGAGAGGGTCCAGATGGTCCGACCGCTGGTGCCGAAGACGAAGACCTCGTCCGAGGCCGCGACGGCCGCGTCGTTGCCGCCGCCGTAGACGATCGTTCGGGCGTCCCGGTCGATCGCCGTGATGAGCCGCTCGGAGCCGACCGTGGCCCAGCCGGCGCGCGGGGCGACACCGGGCTCCACGATGGTGAGGGGCATGTTCTTGTTGAGCAGCTCGGCCCCGAGGGGCTTGTTGAGCGTCAGGGTGGAGGCGCCGTCGTTCGACTCGACGGTGGCCATGACGCCGCCGCCGTACACGCCGGCCACCGCGGTCTGGCCCTGCGAACCGGCGTAGACCTTGTTGATGTACTTGCCGAGCTCCGCGACGGTGTTCTCCACCCGGTCGGCCATGATGCCGCCCTGGTTGAAGGTGCCCTTCGAGCTCTTGGCGGCGACCTTGGTCTTGACGCCGATCTGGAACGACCCGACGAACAGCTCGGGGGTGACCTGACCCTGGATACGGGTCGGATCCTTCGGGGTGGGGAAGTCCCCCACGTCCGGGATCATACCGATGTTCCAGGCCGACGCGATCCCGAGCGGGAACTTGGCGATGCCTTCGTTCATCACCAGGTCGACCCGCTGGAGGTCGCGTCTGTACTTCGACTCCTTGTTGACCGGCTCTTCGAACGTCCCCGTGGGGTACGCGATCTTGAGCTCGGAGCTGATGTCCTCGAATGCGCCTACGGTCATGGCAATGCCTTAACGAACCGAACGGTCAGAGGTTGCGCTTGGCCAGGTGCTTCCTGGCGGCTTCCATCGCTGGAGTCCGACCACTCGATCCCATTTGAGTCACAGGCACCGGGGGCTTGATCGCGCCCGGGGCCGGAGCAACCTGTGGTCGCCCCGCCACCTTCAGCTTCGCTTCGCTCTTCGCCTTGAACTTGACTCGACCGACGAGCTCCCGATCCTCGAGGTACTCCTTGACGTGGCCCTCGATGAGCTTCGGGACATCTACTTTGTCGAGGCCCTTCTGGGCCATTGACCAGAAGTCCATCGTGGTGGCACGGTTGACGTGCTTCCAGAGGGACTGCCGGATCTTGTCGTCCTTGGGCGCCCCGAGCTTGTCGGCCGTCTCTCCGATGAGTCGATCGACGAACTGCGGGAACTCCTGGTTGAACTTCTGAAGGTTCTGCTTCTCAACCTGCTGCTGTTCCTGCTGTTGCTGCGCGACACGGGTCATCCAGTCCTTGTCGGCCAGCAAGGTCTCCATCTCGAAATCGGCCTGCTCCCTCTTGTGATGGAGGTCGCGGATCTGACGAATCAGAGCCCTTTTGTCCGATTCCAAGCCGGTCTTCTTGGCGGCCCACTTGTCTCTCGCGGTCTCGGCCTTGGAGTCGAAGTCGTCGCCGGTCATCTTGGCGGCGGCATCTTCCTCGCGGGCTTCGGCCTTGGCGATCTCTCGATCGAGCTTCGGCAGCTCGACCAGGAGCTCCTGCTGTTCGGTCTGGAACTGCTGACCACGGTCGTACAGTTGCTTCATGCGGCCTTCGAGGCGCTCGAGTTGCGGGTTCGGCTGGGGCTCTTCCGGCTCTTCTTGGGCCTCGGGCTGTGCAGCCTCGGCCTCCCTGAGCGCGGCTTCGAGCTCCTGTATCCGCTTTCCTCTGGAGGAGATTTCTTTGGTGGACTTCCAGTAGTTGTCAGCGACCGTCTCGTGAAACTCGTCGTCGCTCATGTTCGGGTACTTGGCCCGGAGCTTGGCGAACGCGGTTTCCTCGGCGGCGGTGGGCTCTGGCTCGTCCTCCGTCTCTTCCTGCGGCTCGTCCGGGTCGGGAGATCCCGGCGTCTCTTCCAGCTCTCCTGGGGGCGTCCCAGTTTCGTCAGGCACAGCCTCGCCGGAGGGTGTCTCCGTCTCGAGGGCGTTTGGATCGGTCGTCATGCTTCAGCTCCTCTGCGGGGTGACCGCGTCGGTCGGTGTTACCTTCGGTAACGTCATGTTACCATTCGTAGCAGGGCCGGAAACCCTGTTGTGGGGCCGGCGGGAGGCGGAACCAGACAGTTCCCTCCCCCGGCCCCCTTCTTCGTCTAGGGCCTGTAGAAGGCGAGGATCTCCTCCTCCCGGAGCAGGATCACGGACTCGTCGTCCTCGGCCAGCGGGACCCCGCTGAACGCCGTGAACTTGACGATGTCTCCCTCCTTGACGGTGAGGGGGCCCTTGCCGTTGCCCGGGCCGGCGCGCAATACGGTGCCCTGTGACTGCTGCCGCTGCGCCTTGTCCGGGACGGCCAGGCCGCCACGCTCCTTCTCCGCCTCGAGTCGGCGGACCATCACCTTGTCGTGGAGAACCGACCAGTCTTCTGCCTGCATAAAGGCTCCCTACCCTCCGAAATTGGAGATCAACTGCATCACGTCGTCCGCGCTGGCGCCGTTCTCCACCGCGGCCTGAATCAGCATCCGCATCTGGCCCGGGCTCGTCGGAAGCGGCTGGGGCCCGAACTCGGCGTTCATGTCCTTGGTCGCCCGCTTGAGCTTCCGGGCATTGGACTTCGCCGCCTTCGTCTTGGGGAGGCCCCGGACTGGCCCGCCACCGTATGCGAGGTCGTTGTCGAGCGGGCGAGCCGCGGCGGGCGGGGGGTTCCCCCGCACCCTGGGCAGGGGGCGGTTTCGGCCCGCGCCGCCGGCCCCGGCCAGGTCGTTGTCGAGGGCGGTGCCGCGGTTGACGACGGCGGGCGCCTTCGGCATCTGCCCGACGCCTCCCCGCGTGAACGCGCCGGGACTGGCGAGATCGCGGTCCATGGGCACGGAGGGCCACTGCGAGGCAGCGGAAGGCCGGTCGATCGGGGGCTGACGGTATCGTGTCCCTGGTGGCCGCCCAGGGGCCTTGGGCGCCGCTGCGGGCGCTGGCCTGGGTCCCGGGGGCCTGCCGACCGGCTTCACGGCCAGGCGGGCGACCCCGGCGAGGATGACGGGGTCGGACACGGCCGCCCCGGCCTTCCGCACGATCCTCGACGCCGCGGAGCCCTCCCGGATGGTGCCCTCTGCCTCCATCGTATCGGCCAGGAGGTCGCCATACCCGGCCAGGTCGGCGGGGTCCTCCTTCTGGCCCGTGAAGATGTAGTCGATCGGGTCTGTCTTGCCCTGGTAGCCGGCGGGATCCATCGAGTGGCCGACTGCCGTCACGGAGCGGCGGAGCGGCCCGGCGACGGCCTCGACGCCGCGCGCGACTGGGGAGCTCCCGATGGCCCCCATGACCGAGTCGTAGGCCCCGCCGAGCGCCCCCGCGGCCTGGGCGCCGACGTGGCCCAGCATCCCTGGCCCCTCGTCCGGGCTCTCGCCTTCGGCGGGAACGTAGAGCGGCTGTCCGCCCTCTGGAAATGTCCAGCGTCCCATGGCCGCCTCCTACTTGACGCCGATGCTCTTGAGGAACGCGGAGTCGCTCTTGCCGGAGTACCCGGCGCTCGAGCTCACGTCCCGCTTCACCACGGACCCGGCCAGGGCCATCGCGGCGTCATTCGCGGTGCGGGCCTTGGAGATCCGCTTCCCGCGCTTGCGCGGCTTCATCATGTGCGGGCCGGGGCGGAGCTGGCCGTCGTAGTACGTCGTCTCGTTGCCGGCCAGGCGGTCGAACTTGCCCTTGATCCCAGCGGGCGGGTTCTGGTCGGGCGCGCCTGGAATGTCCACGCCGACCCTCGTCATGTTGCCCTTCTTCATCTCCTGCCTCCCTACATCGGCGGGGCCGAGGGCCCCATCCCAGCTTCAGCCCCAGGCGGCCCCATCGGCATCGGTGGGGGCATCGCCAGCATTCGACACGCCTCGATCACGGCTCGCATCCTGAGCAGGAGGTCGAGGTCGAGCATCGCCTCCGACCCCTGCCCGGGAATGTCGATCTCCTCCACCGTCTTGGCCGCCTCGAGCCCGGCCTGGAGCTGCGGGTTCATCCGCTGCCACACCGCGTAGATTTTCAGGTGGAGCGCATCCGGCAGGAACGGCTGCTTCGGCGGCTCCGGGAACTGCTCCATCGGCGGTGGCGGTGGCGGCATGGGCGGGGCGGTCCCGGCGCCCATCGAGCTCTGTGACACCTTGCTGAACGTGACCATCGCCAGGTCGTAGGTCTGCTTCGCCTCTTCGACCATCGCCTGGCCCTGCTGGTAGACCTCGGCCCACTGCTCCGGCGGAACCTCGCGGTAGGGCTCGGCCTCCATCTCCATCTGCTCGAAGAGGGCGAGCTTGGCCTCCCAGGTGACGAGCTCGGTCCAGATGCCGTCGAAGCCGGCGTCGTCCTGGCGCTTCTTGGCCTCGTCCCCCATCCACCGCTTCAGGAAGATCGGATGCCAGACGGGGAACTCCCAGGCGGTGTAGTCCGGGTCCGGGACCTTGTCCATGTTCATGAAGTCGGACCACGCCAGTTCGGCGCGACCGACCTGGATGCTGTCGCCCTCGTTCACGTCCTTCGGGAGCTTCATCAGGTCGAGGATCTTGTCGCGCGAGTCGGGCCCGGTGACGACGTAGAGCCCGCGGTCCATCGCCTCGCCGGCGGCCTCCTTGTTGTAGAGCGTCTGGTCGTACCCGGCACGGGCGTCGACCTTGACCCGGATGTCGCCGATGAGGTCGGTCCCGGTGAAGCTCTTCCGCTCGTAGGTGCCGGCCGCAGACAGCACCTCGTAGTCCTCGTCCTCCTTGCGGAAGGCCCAGTTCATCTGGAGGATGTGGGTGAACGCGGACTCGAACATGAGAGCGAGCGACCGCTCGCGCGGGGCCCGCTTCTGGCTGGCCTCCTCCGAGATCAGCATGAGCCCGGACGTGGTCTTCACGGACCCGGGGGCCTGGCCCACCTCGATGTCCTGGGGGAACCCGATCCGCTGGGCGTCCTCCATGATCTGGCCCCGCTCCTGGAAGTAGGGGTTGCCGGTGATCGGGACGCCCGGGAAGATCCCGTCCGCGGGTCTCCACTCCGGGTTGGGGGAGTCGTACTCGGTGTGGACCATCGAGCCCTCGTCGTCCTCCCGGTTGAAGATGGTGGTGCCCTTCGGCAGATACATCGTGGGCTTGCCGCGCTCGCGGAGGTCGATGACCTGGGCGTCGAGCTCGTTCAGGCGCCGCTGGACCGGGATCAGGTCGTCCACGAACGTGCGGCCCCAGAAGTTCTTGGGGATCCGCTTGAACCGGGCGAAGTGGTACTTCGTGCGGGGGACGTACTTGAACTTCCCGTCGTCGCCCTCCACCTCGACCATCAGCTCCTTGCGGATGACCTTCACCCCGTCGGCCAGGCGGTGGAAGATCGCGCCGCGCTCGAGGCCGGGTATGTGGGGCTGCGGGAGGATGATCGTCTCCTGTAGCCGGGCGTGGTTGGCGAACGACTCCGACCCGGTCGACAGGCCCCCGCCCACGGAGTTGGTGAGCGTCGGCTCGGCGTAGAGGGGATTCAGCCGCATGAGGTTCTGCGGCGCTTCCGGTCTCAGGTCGTCCCCGAACTCCGGGTAGCGCAGCGCGAGCCACTCGAGCGACCGCGCGGTCATGCTGTGGAAGCAAGCCTGCTCCCTGGGCTCGTACTGGATGCCCCCGTTGTCGGGGTAGTACTCGTGGATCGAGATCGGGTCGATGGCGCCGCTTCCGCGGGGCACCAGGAGGCCCATCGGCCGGTCGAAGACGTCCGTCCCGCCCGCCTCCTCCTCGGTCACGCTGTAGCCCTCGAGCTCGGTCTCGTCCTCGCAGAAGGGGCACTTCGACATCTCGACCTGGGCCATCTTGGCGTGCTGCTCGGCGGTGCCCTCTCCGCTGGGCGGCACGTCGCGCAGGGTGCCGGAGTGCATCATCTCGCGGGGCTCTTCGCCGTCCGGCATCCCGAGGCTCTGGAATGCCCGCGGGACCTTCCGAGACGCGAACTTCCGCTTGCAATGCGGGCAGCGGGCGGTCTCTGGGGAGGCCACGAGGGTCTTCTCGAGGTCGTTCTCGTCCCAGGACGTGCGGAGAATGGCGACCGACTCGAGGCAGAAGTTCGTGTAGAGCTCCTCCCGCTTGTCGGGCCAGATCTCCTTCGCCATCTCCCAGACGAGGATCTCCTTGCCCAGCTTCGCGGCGGCCTTCCACTCCGGCTTGTTCTTCGACGGGCTCGTGTCCGGGACGAGCTCCTTGCGGCCGAGACGAGACACCTCGTTGTCGACCGTCGGCGCGATGATGTTGGTCACCGGGCGTGGGAAGGCCGCCTGGGAGTTCCGAAATATCTCGCTGAAGTGGTACGCCCCGTTTCCGGGCGCGAGCTGGGTCCTGGCCTCGATCCACTGCCGGCCGAGATAGAACCAGAGATTCAGCGCCGCGCGCTGCGTGTGGTAGCGGCGAAGGTGCGAGAGCGGCTGGATCTGGCGGTCCATGAAGCCGCGAACGTCCGCGTCGGACGACTCGAGGCTCGGATAGTAGAGCCAGTTCGGCTTGCCGACAGCGAATCTGCGGGGCGGGGGCGCCGTACTCACGACATGGCCTCGTCAACCACGACAACCATCTCGGCGCGGCGGGACTCGTAGCCGGGGAACTCCTGCGGCACCGGCAGGGGCCGGGGGATTCTCGCCGCTGGCTCCTGGGGCCTGGACATCCGCCGATTGACTCCCGGCTCCGCGAGCTCCATGACGCGGGCCTGGGCCTTCTCGGTCGCGGCCTGCATCTCGGTAATGATCGCGCGGAGGTGCGTGATCTCTTGGATCCGGGCCTCGCACGCCTTGCACTCGAACATCAGAGCCCTCCGTGCCATTGGGCAGAGTCCGCGCGCTCGTTGTTGCGGCCGGCGCGGGTGGCGGCGATCTTCTTCTGGATCGCTGCGTGGAGCGTCTGTCTCAGGAGATCCACGTTGTTCTCCGGCGGTGCGTTTGCGGCCTGGCGCTTCGCGTCGGCGTCGTACACCCACGCTCTCGGCATGAGGTACTCGATCGCCATGACCATCGCGTCGATCATGTCGTCGTGGATGCCGTGCGGGAACTGCGCCGCCTCGTCCACCAGGACCGTCGAGTGCGCCCGATTGCGCGGGAGGAAGACCTGGCCGCGCTCGATCACCGCCGAGACGTTGTTGATCCCGTAGGTCAGGCGCGTCTCCTTGGAGCGAGACTTCGTCCCGGTCGGGAGAATGCCGGGGGTGGTGTGCCGCAAGGTCTGAATGACGGCGAACCCGTTGGCCGACTTCTCAATCAGCTTGTACCGGGCCGTCGGGTACTGGTCCGACAACTGAACGATCGCCTTCAGCGTGTCGGGGAAGTTCAGCTTCTCGCGCACGGTGTCGATCAGGTAGAAGTCGTTGCCGAGCCGGCCCCAGACCTGGCCGACCGTGTAGTCGGAGGTCTCCACATCATCGAACGCGGGGTCCCACGCCTGGACGATCTGCTCGAACGTGTCGAGCTCCGGCATCTTGTCGTACCACTTCCACCAGAGCCGGTGCACCGCGGATCCCTCGGGGGGCGACGGGTGCTGCTGGTAGAGGGACGCGAAGTTCCGAGAGCCGATCTTCCGCTTGATGGACTCGAGTTCGATCTCGTCGTACCGCTCCGGCCAGAGCGCGGCGCCGACCTGGCGGCCCAGGGGATCGTCCTCCTCCGCGAAGGCTGGGAGGTCGAGCACGCGCCACTCTTTCGCCACCTCGGAGTTCAGGATGCGGGCGGCCAGGTCGTCCTCGTGCCAGCGGGTCATGATGAAGACGACGATGGCGGCGGTGTCGCCGCGGCCCTTCTGGCCACGAGTGAGGAAGGTCGTCTGCCACCAGTCCCACAGGCTGTCGCGCATGACCTGGGAGCTGGCCTCCTCGGCGTTCTTGATCGGGTCGTCGAGGATGAGAATGTTGCCGCCCTTGCCCGTGATCGGCCCGCCGACGCCCGCGGTCACCATCCCGCCGCGCTCTACCGTCTCCCAGCGGTTCGCCGCCTTGGAGTCCTCGAGGAGCTTCGCGCCGATGTGGGCGTAGTTCTCGGTGACGGTGCGCCTTGTGGCGCGGCCCCAGCGGGCGGCGACCTCGGCCTCGTAGGAGCAGAGGATCACCTTGTCGGATGGGTCCAGGGCGAGGCACCACGTCGGGAACCAGTGCGAGCACATCTCCGACTTCCCGTGGCGAGGGGGCTCGAACACCATGAGGCTCCGGGGCTGGTCCGGTTCGCGCCGGTAGAGGTTGACGAGCTCGTTGGAGAGGAGGTGATGGTGACGAGCGTAGACGTAGGGCTCCGACAGCTCACGGGTCGTCGACATCGCCAGAGCCAACGGGCTCATCAGATGCGATACCTCATGCGGCTGGGTCGCCATCGTCCTCCTTCTTCTTCCCTGCCAGCACCAGATTTGCGGACGCCCTCTGGACGCTGATGTCGATGAAGCGGGCCTGGTCCGGGTTCGTGTGGAGCAGCTCGCGGGCGGCCTCGCGCAGCGCCGCGAACTTCATCCGCTCCTCGTCGTCGTCGCCGCTGTTCTTCGTGGGCTGGCCGTAGCCATACTCCACCAGGAGCTTGTGCGTCGACGCTGGGAGCTGGTCCGGTGCGGTGCCCACCCCGCCCCTGGCTTGCATCTTGAGCATCTCGACGTGCTCTGGCTGCTCGAGGATCTCGCGGGCGAGCCTGGAAATGACGCTCTTCTTGCCCCTCGCGTTGGTGAACTGCCCCGACACGGCGTCACGGTCCATCTCTGGACCGTTCCCCACGTTCTCGAGGAACTTCGCCGGGAGGGTGCGGCCCATCAGCGATCCCCCTCGAGCACCGCGGTGGATCCGGGCGCGGAGCACCACGTCTTCCAATGCCCACGGCAGTTGCTCTGCGCGGTGTTGCCCCTGTACGGCGGGTAGGGCTGACCGTTGCACTCCCACTTCTGGGCGCAGAGCTCGGCCTCGCAGGGGGCGCGCTCCTCGCTGCCCTCGCCGCCCTCGGGACGCACGGGACAACCCGCCCGGAGAGTGCCGTCGTCCATCGGGCTCATTCCGATCTCCCGGCAGTAGGGCTCCTGGTTCACGGTGACCCACGAGGTGTCGAGGTTCCCGTTGTGCTCCGTACTCTTGAACTTCATGTGGGTGAGGTCAGGGTGCGGCGCGGGGCACTCACCAGACGGAGGTGGGGTAGGAGGATGAGTCCCCCCCCCTGTCACGTCATAGTGACAGCCGATGTACTTGCCATAGCCGCTTCCGGTCCATCCCCCATTGCCGAAGAAGACCGTGTGGTTCTCCTCGTACTTGCCATCGTCTCTGACGATGAACACGGCCTCGATCCCTGCGATCACACAGCGTCCCGGCATCTGGGTCCGAAGCTGCTCAGCGACCTTCCGCAGATTTTCCTGTGGGTCTCCACCAGTCAGATCCCCCAGGGTGTCCGTGGCCTTCTTCACCTCGTTGCGGAACTCCTCAGCGAAGCAGGTAGTAGCAACAAGGTTGGGTTCATTCGCGCACCCAGTCGACTCGCACGAGTTCCAGACCTGACCGAAGTAGCAGTCGCACTCCTCGCTCTTGACGCGGATGTCGCCGCCGCGGTCCATGAAGGTCCGGCACTGGGGCTCTGGATCGGGCAGGCCGCCGCCGCACGCCGGGGCCTCCTCGCAGTGTTCGGGGTTGGTGGTCGGATTGTGCCAGCAGCGGGACGCCGCGCCCGAGCAGTGCTGCGGGGGGTCCGTCTCGTGGCAGGCCGGCATGTCGAGCTGGCACTCCCAGGGGGTCGGGGGAGAGGTC